CGTTTGTCTCTTTCGGATTAAGCGTACTCCACTGAGCACCGAGCCGCTTCATTCGCCCAACGATAGCCCTTACCATGTCTTCATTCTTGACGTTGGTATCACCCGTGGACGGGGAGACGACGATCGGTTTGTTGGTGCCGCCTCCGTCAATACTGTACGAGCCGTTGCTGATACTTGCAAGCTGTGATGTCACACTGGCTATCTCAGCTTTCAACCCGGCAAGCATCGCCTGCACGGATGTACCGTATCGCTGTGCCGCCGCCTCACACTGAGCCCATGCGTCAGTGATTTCAGAGTTCAGCACGCTCCCGTACTCATAGTTCCAGTCGATCAGTTCCTGATAGAGCGTCCTCCAGTTCTGGTTAATATAGCTGATAGCCATATCGTACAGCTTCTGATAAGACGAGATCGTTTCTTCAAGGACAGCGATCTCATCATCTTTCTGCTTCTCGTACTCCTCCTGCATACTATCCAGGGCGTCCTTTTGCGCGTCGCGCGCATAGTCCGCCTGGGTATCTGCAAGCTCCTTCTGGAGGTCAGACATCTCTTCTTCCAGTTTGATCTTCTGTGCCTGTGCGTCACGGCTGTCGTCCAGAGACAGAGCGTTGATACGCTCCTGCAGTTTCGCAATCTTCTGGATCTGCTCGGCAACCTTGTCCTCATAGTCCGCCTCTTCCTTGGCGGCATCGAGCGCTTCTTTCCGCAGACTGATGATGTCGGCATATGCCTTCTTCATCTCATTCAGCGCGTCGATCTGCTGCTGAATGCGGTGCTTCAGCATGTCCATGACATACTTGATGATGCCATCGACGCCATCCTGCATCTGTTCCAGCTCTTTCTTCAAATCCTCCAATGAGGACTTCGCAGAGTCCGCTGTGCGTCCGATACCGGCTATGGCATTTTTCGCCAGCGACTGGATGGCCTGGATGTTGTGAAGAGCCGCGTTGTACTGCGAGTCGCTTAACTCTCCGGCGAGCCGCATCTGTTCAAGCTGTGCATACACAAGACCCCACGTTGCGTTGGTGGCGTTTGTTGTTGCGAAGCACAGCATGTCGAGATTCTCGTTTGATTCTCCGAGAGCGGCAAGCCTAAGCCTCTCGACATACGACATGGCGGTATCAAGGGCAAGCTGTTCTGTCTTCGCAGCGATTACCGCATTGATACGATCCTCGTTGATGACCAGCAGCCCGTTCTCGTCCTCAAGGTACTGGAGGTACTGCGGGCCGAGGTCATAGATAGCCTGCAGCGAATCGACGGATATAAAACCACCATTTGCTGCATACTCTTCAGCAGCATCGTGCAAGGTCTTATCAACGTCCTGCATCTTGTCCACAAGGTCGGACGATGCCTTCGCCATATCCAACAGGTTATCAACGACCCTATCGCGAACATCATTGATGTCCTTCTCATACTGCCACCACAGCTCGCTGAGTTTGGTAATCTCATCGCTGTTTTCGGCGTACCCCCACGCGCGGTATATTTCCGCTTCACTGTGGACAGCTTCCTGCATCTGCCGATAGAAGGAAACGATATCGTTGGAATATCCAGAAACGCCTTGGATAAAGCCATCGTCCATAGCCTTATCCATCCGGTTCTCTGTCAGTGTGATAGAGTTTTCGTTTGCCTTGATAGCGTTCTCATGCATAGCTATCATGGTCTCGTAGATTCTGTCACGCACCTCAAGCCATGTAGCAGAACCTTCACGATTTGCCTCGTTCAGATCCTCGATGCTGTTGATCAAACTCTCTGTTTCTTTTCGCAGAGCGTTTGTGGCTTCCTGCATAGACTTGTACTTCCCTTTGGAATCAGCCTGCAGTTCATTGAGGTGTTCCAGGTTATCAATCCACAGCTCGTTTGTGTCGGCGTTATATTCAACGGCGAACCCTAAATCACGGAGATACTCGATACTCGATGCAATCGTACTATCCCGCTGATTGTTAAGATTATGGAGAGCAGCCTGCTCCTCCTTATACGCCTCAATCAACTGCTTCTGCAGTTCGATCTTCTTCTCGTAACTGCCGGCATCTTCGATCTGCGCCTCAAGGTTCGACACATTCTCCTGGGCTTTGCGGAGCCGTTCAATGGCCTCACGATATTCGTCGATGGACGCAATGTACTCCTCAACGTCGGAAGAGTTCCCAGAAGAACTCCCACCAGATCTGTCACTTCTGAAAGTATTAAGTGGCAAATTCTTCAGCGCCTGTAAAGCTGCAATCTGCCCGTCGATTTGAGAGATGGCATCTTTATAGGTAGAAATGTCAAGCTCAATTTTACTGATGAAATCTTCAAGACCAGATTCCTTTGCAGTATAGGTATACTCCGTTCCTTCAAAGCTACCGCTCGTCAGGTTGAGCTTGATCCCACTGCTTCCAGTACCACCACCGGAGCCACCCTGCACAGCAGATGATCCAGATACAGATCCACTGGAAACCCCAGCGATAGCCTTTGCAGTTTCATGTGCCTGCCGTGCAACAGAAGCCAAGTCTGTCTTCACGTTGGTCAGATTTTTATACATGGTTTGCGCCAAATCGAAAGCGGCTTCATTGAAGTTGCCGTTTACGTCGGTACAAACCTCCATTGCCACGCGGTCGAACTCCTCAGCATTCTGGGCCATGGCTGCGGCTGCCAACTTGAAGGCAGTAGCCTCATCGATTCCAGCATCGATCATAGCCTGTGCAACAGCATTGCCGGCATTGATACGATACTCAGCCAGCTCCTTGGCTATTTGACCCTCGCCCTCTCCGACGTTCTTAGCCAGGTCGAGTTGAGCCTGAGCAGCTTCCATCTTGGCCTGCAGAACAGCCTTGTCAGCTTCAAGCTCCGCAATCTGTGCATCAATCTGAGCGTCCAGCTCCGCTTTCTTCCCTTTAAGGAAAGAGTTTACAACATCCTCGTTGAGAATAATTTGGCCGTCTGCGGACACCTGTGCGTTGTTGAGAATCTCAGGATATACCTTCGCAAATTCCAGTGCCTTATCAAGAGACAGGGTAAACCCGTCCGCTACCTCAGCCTGCAAATCTGCAAGCGTCTGGAAGGAGTTGCTTACAGAATCTATCGTCGAAGCGATGTTGGAGAAATTCTTCAGAGCTGCCGTATAGGCATCCAGGTCACCGGTGATATTGCCGTACAGAGCGCTGTAAAGCGCGAGCTTGGCTTGGTTCACACCGATAGCGATTGTGTTCGCCTCGATCTCCTCATTGACTTCACGGATCTTATTGTCCCACACAGCCGTCATAGAACTATCGCCGGCACTTGCGTGCTTGTTCGTTTGATAGACTTCTAATGTCTCTGCAAGGGCCGCGTTCCGTTCATTCAGAAGATCGATTTCATTCTGGATGTCCGCCATAGAGCTCTGCATCTTTGCGTTGGCATTTTCTTTCCACGCCTCAGTGTTGAGCTTTACGACGCCGTTCTCTTCATAGAGGTAGTCGAGGTAATCGTCTGTTGCATCGGCAAGGCTCGCAATCGTATCAGCGGACAAGCCTCCATCCAGCATCTCCTTCTGCGCAGTTTCCAGCAGGCTGTATGCTTTCTGCAGCTCCGATATCCCTTCCGCAAGATCAGAAACATTGCTGAGTGCATTGCCGCCGGACATTGCACCGGTCACAGTACCCCAGTTGTCTGCAATACCCTCTACGACAGAGTTGAAGTCATCGCCGGCAATGCCCATTGCATTGAAGCCAGCAACGAATGCTTTGACAAAATCATCTTGCTTATCTGCATCGACAGACTCATAGAGACCGTCGAACATCTGCTTGACTTGTTCCTGGAAATCTTCTGGTGTGATATCCCCATTTTTCAGAGAACCTTGGAGATCGAAAAGATTCTCAAAGGCCGTCTTAACTTCTGGGGAAGCGAGGAACAGAGGACGAAGGATGTAGTCCTCGACATAGTTATGTACCTTCTCTTCCGTATCCAGACCAAGCGATGCAAAGTCTATCCCGCTGATCATGGTCTTTGCGATATTCCGCATCTGACCATTCAGGTCGTTATACAGGAAGTTCGTTTCAGCCCAGTAGCTGACGATATTATTGAGACCTTCCCACCTCGCATCGATCAGGTTCTCGTAATTGTTGATTACGCTGTCCTGACCAGCAATGATGGAGTCAAGCGCGGCCTTGGCGTTCTGCAGGCTGATAGCATCGTAGTTCCATTCAACTGTGAATACATAACCGTTGTTGGTTGTGCTCTGGCTATCCACCATAACATCGCCATGCATACCAAGTCGCTGTGCCTTCTCAATGAAATCGAGGGCTGCTTGCTGTCCGGCCTCCAGCGTTGAGTATCTTCCGATGTTGGTTGGGAGGTCTTGATTTACAATACCATCATAGACATCTTCCCACTCTTTTTTAACATCCTTTGCACGCCGGATTTGCTCCTTGTATTCTTCCTCGGCTGCCTCGATATTTTCGAGTTCTGCTGGAATCTTCTTAGCGATTTCTGCAGCGGCAGCCTGACGCTGAGCCTCTACGAGCGCATACAGAGACTCAGTAAGAGTATCTGCGGAATAAGACAGAGCGAGCATTGCGTTCCCGTTGCTGTCCATACCGAGGTTGAGTTCAGGGAACATCTCCGCGATACGGTTGTTGAGAGACAGGAACTCTTGGTACTCCTCGTCTGTCAGACTTACGTTCTCACCAAACTGGTTCACACCCTTGGCAAGCTCCGCGAACCTTGGGATCACATCGTCTGCAGAATCACGCAGACTCCTAAACTCGCTTTCGACTGTCCTGACACTACGTATCAGCTCATTGTGCTCCTCGTTTAGTTCCGCAAGCCGTTCTTCGCTGCTCTTATAACCGTTGGCAAGAGCGGTGATAGCCGTGATAACAGCAGTGATACCAAGCGCAATCCAGCCCCACACGGGGATGGACGCCATAAGAGCCTTGAAGCTCGCGGCAAGTGTCACATTGGCACCGGTGAGTGTCCCCTCTGCTCCGGCAAGCCCGAGCGTTGTGAGGATCTGTTCCCCCTGAGCCGCAGTCAACGACCCGCTTGCAACAGCAGCCTGGATCTTTGTGGCCAACTCTGCCTTCTCGGCGATTGTAAGGTTCGCAATAGAAACCGTCAAAGCATCTGTCGCGGCCTTTTCCGCCACGAGCTTTGCCACAATCGTATTGATCGTAGATGCAGTTTCCGCAGCAGCAGTTGCGCTGCGCATTGCGGTGAGACCAGCCCTGATACCATTGATAGCAACCACCATAGAGATGATCGCCGGCAGCAAGAGGTTGATCTTTGCAAGCGCATTAAGCGCAGACAGAATCGCCGTACCGAGTTCAACGAAGAACTCTACCAGACCAGAGCTGAATATGTTGGTACTGAGCTCCTGGAATGTCGCATTGAACGTACCAATCTTACCGTTGATAGATTCCATGTACGTCGCGTTGGCCTGTGTAGCTGTGCCTGCAGAAGTCATTGCGTCTGAGTAGGCGCCGGCAGCATCTTTCCAGTTACCAAGGATGGACGAGATAACCTGGAGCTGTCTCGTACCACCAAGGATCTCTGACACACGGGCCTGCTGCGTATCAGACAGCTTGTCCCATACCTTTGCGATTCCCTCAAAGATATCGTAAATATCTTTATAGGTGTCGGTGGTTCCTTCCACCATAATATCAAATCCGGTCAGCGCCTTGATCTCTTCCGCATACTTGGAGAACCCTTGCGCAAGATCATGGGTCTCTTCTCCAAGAGCTTCAAGATCTGACTTCGCTCCACGAATACGGGCGGAGACCGTCTTCAGAGCTGTACCAACCGTGGAAGCATTCTGGACAGAAGCATTCGCAGCAGCAATCAGACCGGCTGACTTCTCGAAGCTGGTGTTCGCCGCATTCAGGGCGGCACCGGACTTCTCATAAGCCTCCATCATTTCGCTGGCGGAGACCGCGTATTTCTGACCGACCTGCACCAGAACATCAGCCACATGCTCTGCCTCAGCCACATTCATATTGTAGCCTTTGATAATTGAGGTCAGACCAGTCGTGGCCTCTGCTGTGTCCACCGCAGCGACGTTGGAAAGAATTGTCGCATACTCCGCAAGCTCAGATGCGTCAACCAGATTGTAGCCCAGTCGGCTGAATGTCTCGATAGAGCCAAGCACGTCTTTAATACTTTGACCGAGATCCTTCGCCAACGCGGTAGCATTCTGGAGGAATGCGGTAAGCTGTTCGTCTGTAGCGCCGGTGACGATCTTGAGCTGCGTTAACGCGCCGTCGATCTCCCTGACGCTGGATACCATATTCTTGATAGTGTGGATCGCAGCAGTCAGGCTTCGGGTGATCAGCATCCACCCGCCGAACTTCTCATACGCCCTGCGCAGAGAATCAAATACTGTGCGCCCAACAACACCGGTCTGCAGCGCCTGCGACCTGATATTGACAAAGGCGCCCTCCATCTCACGCAACCGCTCTGTTGTAATCGTAGAACCAGAGTTCAGTTCCATGAGCATGGTGCGTATCTGTGTACCAAAGTCGGAGACAGACACACGGCTGTTGGATCTCAGGAATCTCGCCATGCGCTCCTGGAGTGAGGACACCTGTTTCAAGGAGGCGACTTCACTCTCATTCGCGGCTGCCGCTCTTTCAGCAGCGGACTCTGCGGCCCTGGCTGCTTTCTCTGCGGCGGCTTGCGCACGGCGCTCCTCGGTCTGCTTATTCTGGAGTGCAGTGATATTCCTCTGAATGGCAAGACCCTCCTGCTGGAGAGCCTCGATATCGCCAGAACGAGTAGCCTGAGCTTCCCTTACTTTCTGTATCCATGTGTTATACGCGGCAGTAATCCTCTGGACTTCTGCCTCATCCGCAATCATCCCACTGCCGGTAGTGCCGCGTTTATATGTAGATGCTACACTCTTCGCGATAGTGTTCAGGACTTCCATCTGACCGGACAGTCTCGCCGTAGCGGCCTGCGCTTCGTTCATCTTCGCGACAGCAGCATTCGCGGCGTCCGCAGTATTACGCATAGCGGCGTCCATACCGTCAGTTCCGATGAAGTCTTTGAGCCCTGTGATGTTCACTCCATTGGATACACTCAGAGCGCTGAGCATTGTCTGGAGCTGTCTCTTTACATCATTCACGGCGGCAGAACAGTCAATCTTGTTCACCTTCAAAGTCAGCGGATTGCTGTTCAGCATGGCTTGCGCTTCTCTGCGCACACGGTCCATGTCCTTTTGCAGAACCGTAAACTTATTGCTGACTTTGATCTGACCGACCATGTCACTGATCTGCTTGTTGAACTCGGCCTTCCTCGACCTGTCAACAGTAAGTTTTACCTTTGCACCAAACCCATAACCTGCCATTTTTTCACCGTCCCTTGAAAAACGGACCGGGATAAACCCAGTCCGTCAGAATTAAAAGTATCTGTCGAGACCAGCCTGTATAGCCGAGCGGATAGCCGAGCTTCGGTCGATCTCACTTTGTGCGTTCTCAATCGCTGGACGTGGGAACCCGTGCCTCCAAATGCCCATATGACCAGACTCCAATAATTGGAGGAAGGAACCTGGCCTGCGATTATGGAAGCTATATCCCTTCACCACAGACTTGGATGCCGTCGCGTTGCTTGTCACCATGATTTCATCGTCGTGAATGAAGGTGTGGTACACAGAGCCTTCCAGCACATGGCGCCGGCTGTATGTTGTCCCGTTGACCCATCCGCCAGTGATTGGCGTATACGCATCATAGATATCCTTCTGGATGTGCTTCTTCACGATTTGAATGGCAACAGGCGCGACATCTCTACTCAGGATATCTTTACATCTACCCTGCGCAGCTTCGCAAAGTTCCTCCCAGTTATCATAGTCTGGCATAGTAATCAGCCTTTCTTTTTGCGGAGCGTAATCACTTCTCCGTCGGATGAGACCACAGGGTCTTCATGCTCTGCAGCATTTTCCTGCCGGCGCGCATCCATCACGGCGTCTACGATTTTCTTTTCATCCAGCCGCCCGCCGTTCGCAAGACCATAGATAAGAGCAGACATGTCCTTGTCGCTTACGGAACCAAACATAGCCTCACTGGTCTCAACGAAGTGATCGAGCTTCGCAGTGATATCAGCGATCTGAGCCGCCATCGAACTCTCCATCATTGCAACCTCATGCTTGATGCGCTCGTTGATGGAGTACAGGATCTCGTCGTACTGTGCGCGGTCAATGACATCCATCACCTGATGGAACGCGCTGGTGTTATACACGAGGTCATACTGCTTCTCGCTGTCCTTCGGCAATGTGAAGTTCGCATACTGCGTCAGGACGCAGGCGCGTGTTGCAAACGCCTGAACCTCGGGGATGTAGCTGCTGGTGTCCCGGTCAACGCATGACGACACCACGTCTTCCACGAACTGCATCACATCGCGCAGGGGAAGCACACGCCGTACCACGATCTCAATATCCTCATAGCCTGCCATCGGGATGGACACCACATTGTTCTGCATTGTGGATTCCAGCTTATTGACAGAGATTTTGTTGGATTTCTTGCTCATTTTAATTCTCCTTTACTTCTTTTCGCCGCGTTTCTTAACAGATTTATCTGTTTTCAGAATCTCTACCGCGTTCACGATATAGTACCCCTGACAGATGGCATCAGCCAAATCATCATTGTCCGTATCGATTCCGAATTGATCCTTGACAAACTGGATGGACAGAATCTTTGATTGCTTCTTCCCGGAATGTTCCAGCTCAATAATGCGGGCATTCTTCTCTTTCGTGTTGCGCCCACGCGCCTTACAAAAGTTCTGCCATTGAGACGGGGCGATATAGCCATAAAAGTATTCGTTCTCCTCAAAGAGGTTCACGAGGACGCCCTGCAGTTGAGCCAGCTTCTTGAACGAAGATACCGATGCACGCATCTGGATATCCTCCACGAAGACAGCCTCAACGTCGTACGCTTTCATGACAGCATAGATTAACTCTTTTATGTGCATGATAGCCTTGGCATAGGTGTACTTCTCAAGCGGGAACTCGTAAGTACCATAGCCGATCAGCTCACCTTTTTCGTAATTGTAAACAGACCAAGCACCATTACGCGCCTGGTCGATTGCGAGGATGTTCATGTTTTCACCACACAAAAACGGGGAGGGGAGAATAAAGTTTCTCCTCCTCCCCCTTTGAATTATGTTTCGTCCACCACCTCAGCGGGCTGTTCTGCCGAACCATCTTCAGAGGCCGTATGAGCCTCCACAACGGCACCTTTGCGCGGGGTATGTACTTTCTTGGCCTTCGTCTTAGGAAGCGGATTACGGGCCTCCTGGACGCGCTGGAAGTAAATCTGACCGCACTCAGGAGAACAGCACATCTCTCTCCAGTTGAATGCGCTGCTGCCGGTCTTGATGCTTCGACAGGACTCATACGTCTTGCCGCAAACGCGGCACTCTTTCGTCTGTTTTGGCATTGCGACCACCTCTCAGATTATTCTGCGTCCTCGGTATTCTCGCCGAAGATGGTGTAAGTCCACAGGGTAGCGGCGCCACCACCGGTGCCGTTACACGCATTGCCCGCCAGGGAACGGGCCTCGAACGCATGAGCGCTCTGGTTCTCGCCGAACTCCAGGTCGAAGTTGCCGTTGAAGTCGGCCTTGGGGATATAGAACTGCACGCGGTAGATGTTGGCGCACTTGTCCTCGGCGAAGGCGTCGATATACAGGGACACCTTCTCGGAGTAGTGGTCAGACATATTCTCCAGCACGTTGGCCTGGATCTTGCGGAAGTAGTACACAGCGATCTCAGTCCCGTCAGGCAGGTCGGCAGGGACAGCGGGAGACGCGGCAGGATCGCCAGCGTAGAAGGTGATCTTGCGGGTGGTGGGGTCATACGCAAACTTGCCGGCGGACGCGGTGGTATCCTGAGTCAGAGCCTTGCCCAGAGTGCCGTCGGCGTTGCGGACATAGATGGTCTCGATCTCGTTGCCTGCGGTGCCAACAGCCTTGAAGGATGTGGTCGCCTCGTTGCCAGTGACGGTCAGATAGTCCGGGTACATGATGTTGGTCAGCTTGTTCTCAAAGGCGTTACCAACCTGGGTCTCAAGCAGACCGCCGGAGATCAGACCGTTGCTGCCGCTCACGGTCACGGCCTTGTTCTTCTTCAGGGTATTCAGCAGGCGCCCCTGCTTACCGGTGATGTCGGTGGTCTCCTGGGTGTTGGCGATTTTCGCATTCTGCAGTTCGTCCAGGACCCACTTGAATGCGCCTGTGCCAATATCAAACGCGGTGATCGTTTCGATACTGGTAACGGTGATGTCATTCACATTAACCATAGTTATCTTCCTCCTATTTTGATGTCAGCCAGTTCAGTTGGTCCTGGCTCAGTTCTTTCGCGTTGATCGTGCCAGCATAGCATCCGATCATCGTGTTGTCGTAGTTGATCTTCTTGATAATCTGGTAGACACTCGCGTGGAACTGGTAGATGGTCAGGTCACGAGTTTCCTCATACCCATACTTGTACTGTTCCGTGTTCACCATGGCGATGATCAAATCCTCCAACTGCGACTTGTGCTTTCTATGTGCAGACCTTCTCTGCTTCATGCGGGCACGTTCGATCATGTATTTCTTGGCTTCTTCGTTGCCCGGCTTCTTGTCCATGTTCTCAAGGTGGTTGATTTTGCGGATGGTACGGCGTATCTGGTCATGTATTGCTCTATCGATCACGACATCATTCTCTGTGTCAACAAGAACGACCTTGCCGTTCTGCTCGTTGATTGCAGTCTTGAACTTTGACAGGTCGAGGTCACCGAACACCATGCTGGTGTCAGTACCTTTCAACCCGTTGAAGAGCAGCAAAAAAAGCTCGAACGGAGAGATCGTCGAGAAGTCGATCCCTATGTCATCGAGCTGTACCATAAAGTCTGACGGCGTTGCGATAATGGCTGTGATCAGTCCGTAGTATTCCGCTTCTCTGTCCCATATCTGACCAACAGTCGGAACCATGATCGAGATATGGTCATTGATTGGACAAGAGCGCGCATATAAATAGCCGAGGCTCATGGGTGCTTACGGTTCGCTGGCGGCTTCTTGGAGATACCTGGCCTGTTGAAGTCCGTGGCGGCATAAGCCATAACACGTCCTTGGAAGTCTGTAATGGGAGCAAACCGCCCAACCGAATACAGCTCTAATTCTCCAAGTCCAAAGTACCTGCTGCCGCTCAGCTCCTTGTTGATCTCAACGGCAAGCTGATCCGTTCGGATACCACCTTCCTCCAAACGTATCTTGCTCTTATGAGTAAACACCCACACGTATAGCACGGGCTTGTAGTACACCTTGTCAGACACCCGAGCGATATCCACATCAAAGCATATAAAGGTATCGCCGTCGTCCACAGTATCCGGGACATATTCAAACGGGAAGATACGGTTATATGCAAGCGTGTAGTTCGGGACAGGTGCGTCTTTACTGTCCGTGACAAGCCGCACGATATTCTCATTGCGGCAAAGCGTCTCCATCAGTTTGTTCTTATAGTCAAAAAATTCGTTCAGAAGCATTACAGCCACACCCCACTTTTCTCTATCTGCTCAGGCTTATCCTTCGTCTCCTGCTCAGCTTGTGAAATCATTTCCTCGAAAGGAACATCTTTCTTGGTGTCAGGTACTGGCTTAGCTTCCTCCGGTTTCCAACCATAGTAGTCTGCAATCCGCGCCTCCGGGTTGTCGAGATCTGTCAGCTCAGACTCGCCCATGATAAAGCGGATCACACCCTTGCCGTTGAAGACGTTAAACATTTTGTTTGGCTTGGTCACCTCGTACGCAAGAACTTCTTGTGAGTCCATATCGTCAATCAGGAATCTCCTCCCACGATTGATCTGAGTTGTCTCTGAGTCCCTGCCGAGCGTGACTGCCATTCTGGCGTCACCAACCGCCAGCATATCCTCTTGCCGTTCACCAATCAGATACTTGGTGCCGTCTTCCACAACGCACCAGCGCCCGATGATATCACCCTTGGAGTTGATCCATTTTAGGTAATAGTTACACCGGCGCATCTTACCTTCCTGGCAGAGGTCATTCCCGAAGCCAGCCTCTGTGACCAACCAGCGGGAGTCGCCCCACTCGATGATAGAGCCGTGCGGGAGTTCCTCTTCCGGCATAGAGAATATCTTTTTAACGCTCAGGTCGTTTGCCGTATCAACGATGGCAAGCTGTATATCACGCCCCTCGCACTGTACGCGCTTGTATGACAGGGACGCGGTGATCTTACGCCGCATCCTGCTTCGGATATGATCCTGCGCAGAATTTCGCCTCGGGTCCATAGTCGGATCATCCGGTGCGAACCGTGCCTCGTAAGTGCTCCATACACTCATAGGATCACACCCCCTTGTCACAATACTTTTTGCGCAGCTTCTTACAGATTGAGATTGCCTTGAACACCTCACGCTTCACGACGTGCGTCTCACAATCGTTGTTGATAAGATACTCAAGGATAGACAAAAGCGTCATATACATCGAGTCGTTTCCCAGGTATCGCATCAGGCTCTTATGCCCAAGCAGCTCAACCTGGAGACTCCTCATAAACTCGTTCAGAGAGGGCTCCCCACTCTCCTTGATGGGGAGGATTTTGAAGAACTGATTTACGAGTCCGCCCAGATAGTTTGATACCATCTCGGATGAGAGGTTGTATCCGTTCACTGTTTTCATAGCGCCAGATGCACCAAATCTCCGTGGGCGTAGGAGTATTCCTTTATCATATTTCTGAAGTCCCTCTTCGCTTCATTGTAGGCATTGGTGATACGGTACAGCAACTCTGCAGGAGAATAGGCAGAGAAGTCCGCTGTGTTCAGGATGTTCTCAAGGTTGTCTGCTCTGTAGAAATACGGCTTCATCCACTGTACGAGCATCCCCTCTGATACGATATCTACGATCTCGTCCAGATCTTCCTCCGGGATGTCAGTGGCAAACTCTCGGACTACGTCATCCCGGTCGAGCAGATCGTACTTGCATATCTTGTTGAACTCTGCGCAAGCGCGCTTCATGTAGCCGTCCACAGTTGCGTTTCGATCATGGTCGTCCAGACGCAGGAAGTCGTATTCGGTCACCTTCCCAAGGAAAGCGCCGGTGAACACATCATAAGAGATGCTCATACGACACCCCCTTACCGCTCGATCAACTCGATGGAAAGGCTCTTCTCCAGAGCATTGATCACCTTGATGGAGTCGATCTTGCCGTCCTTGATGAGCTGCTTGGCGCGGAAGGCAACCGACTTCTTCTGTCCGGCTGACAGCTTGCCGATTGTTTCCTCGATCTGTTCTGGGCTGCTGATAAACAGTTCATTGAACGACTCTGTATTCAAAGCGTGCTTGTAGTATTGCTCCATACCAAGCCACTCCACGATCTCAGGATCGTCGAACAGGAACCAGTTGTTGATGAAGAACGCCTTGTAGCTGTTCTTCGCGGCCTTCAGATCCTGAAGCTCCATCTCCTGCTCACTGCCAAAAGCATCCCAAATGAACAGCTCCCCTGTGCGCTTGCTCTTATACACCAGGGTACCGTTGAACCCGTTCTTGACAGTCACGATCATAGTGGGGCTGAGATCCTTCTTGACCTTGAAGGTTGGCTTGGAAGTCTCAGTGGCTTCCACATTTGCAGTCGCTTCTGCAACCACGGGTACAGTTGCATCCTTCTTCGCACGCGCTGTAGTTTTCCTGGGGGTAGTAGTCTTCTTCACTTTACTGCCTGTAGTTGTAGTAGGCATAATTCACATTCCTTTCATTCAAAGTAAGTGGCAGCCCTGCGCGATACAGGGCCGCCACTTGGCGTAGTGTTTGATTAGGCCATCTCGTAACGGCCGATACCGGCATTGCCGCCGGCCAGCACGATACCCATACCGTACTTCTCGCCGTAGAAGTAGTCCTGGGTCAGGTCGCTGTTCTTGGTCAGGTCGCCGAGGATAACGGTGGACTGGCCTTCGTACACGCACTTGATGGGCTTGTCGTCGCCGGCAATGACGGTCAGGACATTGTCTGGGAAGATGAAGTCGGTGGAGCCGACCTTGTGACGCTGAGGAGTCACCACGACACTGGTACCGTAGAACTTACCGTAGTAGCCCATGTTATACAGGTCACTCTTGGAGTCAGTGCCCTGGATGGAGGGGGCCAGATTACGGACAGCCTTCTTGGTGCCGATGATCGTGGCGGTAGCGCCATTGGCGGCAGACTCCACATGGTTGATCAGGTCGAGCAGGGCGTCCTCGCTGTATGTACCAGCGGCGGGGAAGTAGGTGGTGCCGCCGAAGTCGGCAGCGGTAGCGGTACTCCACAGGCCATAGATGTCATCCAGCAGCTTCCGACGGAAGGACTCAGCCACCTTGTTGATGAAGTAGTTGAAGTCCACCTGACCGGACAGCACGCGGTTCATCTCCTCGTAGATCTTCACGACCTTGAAGGAGGTGGGGATGGAGGTCTGTGTGACACCGCCGAGCCGCTGACGCCGGATGCCCTGAGTACCATCGGCGGCGTCGGCCACCACGAACAGGTCACGGTCAGCAACCTCGAAGATATTCTTGTCGCCCAGAGCGACGTTGCGGAAATCGACCAGAGCGTTGAAATACTCGTCGCCCTGGAAGCCCTCGACGACGGTGCGGGACAGGATCTCTTCGATCAGAGCGAACAGACCGACGCACTTGCCGTCGCGGATGTCTTTGTAGTTCATAACGGTGGAACCGTTGTTGGCAGCGACCAGAGCCTGGCGCAGAGTGTCCATGGACTCGTTCACTGAATACTTGGTGGTAACGCCGTGATATGCGTCAACAGCAAGTCTGACAATCTCATTCATATCAGCCATTGTATCTCACCCTCCTTTATTAGACTTCCGTATTTGCGATACGGATCACGTAGTAGGTATAGCGGCCAGCCAGCTCAATAGCCATGCACTCGCCGAAGCCAGTGCCGGCAGCGTCCAGCTTGCCCTTGGCGCCGATACCGACCTCGTCGCCGACAGCAGGAACGGTGCCGCCGACGAAGCCTTCCTTCGTCACGGAGAACATGTTCCGGCTGCGCAGGATGTAGCCGCGCACGATCTTGTTGGGCTCATTGATGTACTGGTCGAGATTCTTCAGGCGCTCGTCATAGAACACCTCGGGGGTGCCGACCACGACGCACTTGGACAGCTCGCTGGAAGCGGTAGCCAGCTTGGCCTTGTGAACCTCGCGCTCGCCAGGCTCCAGACCTTCAAGCTCGATGATGGTGCCGTTCTCCACGGCAATCTTTTCGCCGCTGTCGTACACGCGGGCGGAGACAAGGTCAGCCGCGACGTCAGTGCCAGACAGCAGATCAGAACGAAAAACTGTATAAGCCATGATATTTTCCTCCTTATTTCAATCTTTTCTTATTTGTTTGGCGGAAATTCTACGAAAAGTCCGCCATAGGGCTCGTCAGCCGCCCCGCTCTTTTCCACAGGCAGCCTGGGCGCCTTTGGCTTCTGAGCAGAGAAATTCTGCACAGATGTGTTGCGGCCACGGATCGCAAAGCACTTGTCCTCGATTTCGTCGATGGACATCTCGGCGCAGCTCTTGCGGAGATTCTCAAACGCCTCGACCCCGCTCAGATCCGGGAACATAGCAAAAACTGCGTCCTCGTCAGCAGCACGCTCATCCTTGAGCTTGTCCTGCTTGAACTGGCGCAGTTCGGAAAGTTCCGTATTCATCTGATTGATGGTGGTCTCCGCTGTCTGATACTTTGCTTCGATAGCCGCCTTCTCTGCGTCGAACTTGGCCTGGATCTCTGCCTCCTTCGCAGCAGTGAACTTCTCCATCACAGCGGTGAACATCTCGCTCATCTGTGCGGCGGCGCTGCCCTCATCGAATGGAACAACGGCGAGCTTCATGCGCTTCTTGCACTTGAAGTCCACAACGACCCGGTCGCCGTCCGTGGAGTACGGGAACCCATACAGATTCCAGTCTGTAAGATCCGTAGCATATACCTCGGACGCCTCGCGGTCATAGTCCCAGAACCAGTAGTGACAATCCATACCCCACGGGGTTTCGATCTTCTCAGATTCCAGAGACTCAACGAGTTCCCCTCGGAACTGACCCTCCAGCGCGAAGTCCTTTTCAGGATCACCATCTGCGGGTGTGACCGCTGAATCAGCAGCCTTCATCTCCTCGAACTTTGCCCGCAGCTCATCGAGAGTCAGATCCTCCACAGAAAAGTCCAGACTGTTGATATCGAATCCGTACTCGACGGCAAGTTTACTTTTCTCGTCCAACTCCTTTTCTCCTCCTTCCGTTGCAAAATTAGTAGTTGTATCATTGTCATCCTGTAAAGATGGATTGACCTTTGAGAAGCTCTGCTTGAGTTCTTTCATAAGCAGAGCAAACTGTTCTCTGCAGTTCCCCTTATCGAAAAGCTGCAACGATGCAGATTCAAAGCATGGTTCGATACCATCGCCAAGAAGACAGAACGCGGTGAAGATGAACTTCTCGATCACATACAGGTCGCCCTGCATGTGACCGTTCAGCACAGTGATCTCCATAGACTGAGACACAATGCCGTCCCGCTTGATCTTGTCATACGCGGGAGACCGCTTCCACAAGATCGCGTCAACCACGAAATACTCGTGCGTTGATCCGTCTTCTTCCTCAATAGTTTCGAACCTATACATTGCATCAGATGGGATGACGCCGACCGCGTCAGTGAGATTGACCAGCTTAAGTTCTCCGTCATCCATTGCAACAATGTCGATGTCATGTCCGCCAATCGTGTCGGACTCAACATCGTAGTTGCATACGATAGGACAGTTGAACATGGTCGGGATCGCATCTTCTGCGCTCTGCTTACTGATGAACGAACCATTCCTGTTCCCGCCTACGTAGAAAGCACGGATCTTCGCGGCGGCAAATGATTCATTGATGTCGCAGATATCTTCGATTGAGGCGGTAAACTGCAGCCGGATTTGTTTGTCCATGTGCATCTACCTCCCAACGCAGCTCTTTGCTGCTTCAGAATGTGAGCGTGTTGGAAAGCACAAATTTAATGCCCGCGCCGGATATCTCATCCTCGCAGGCAAATGTGGTTGTGTCCTTATTCTTGAATACCCACATGCTGTTCCTGGTGTCCTCCTTGATCAGGTCATATCCAAGGGACACCATCTTGTTCTTGTCCTTCACACTCATTACATATATAAAGTTCATTCCGTACCTTCCTTTCATTCAAGCTGGCTGTCGTCCCCGTCGTCATGCTCTCTGGACGACTCACCAGAATCCGATAGGTCGCCGTCATCCTTTGTTGGCCTGCCGGCGCCATCTGCGGAACTGACAGTGGCAGAACTCAGCAATGGCCTGAACCGATCCTTCAACTTGAGAATCTGGTTCTCCAGGAAGTCCATACCATCCATGTCCGCCTGCGACAACCCCTGCGATGCGCAGAAGTATGACAGAGTCGGGAACCCATACTGTGCCGCTTTCAAATACTGCTCTCCCATTTCTTTGCGGTTATATGGAGAACAATCCAGGAAAGTCACTCTGAAGTTTTTCCCGTACGGGTAGCTGTGAATGAAACGGTTGACCACTTCCTCAATGCTCTTGACGATGCCATATGTAAGCGCCTGGTCTGCCTTGATGGAAAGCAGCAGAGCATTACTGGAAGCCTTGTCATTATTGAACAGGAGAGTAGATACGCCGGCAGCGGTAAACAGATTCTGTTCCGCCTCAGCGATTGTGTCTGTGTCTCTGGTGTTCGATTTCTCAAAGCCGATCTTATCAATCGGCATTGGTGACAGAACTGCACCGACTTCCTCCGGGAGTACGTCAGCAAGGTTGGAGTAGAAATCTCGCGCCTTGTCGAAGTCCATCTCCCACTCGCCTTCTTTATTGATGCCAAGTTTCATAACCAGGAGCGCATAGTTCTCCAGTTCTGTCTTGGTCATCTTCAGGCTGCGGTAATCCTCCAGGTCGTAGATCTCACGGAAGATGCCTACAAACGGAGGGATCGCGTAGTCGAGGATATCGTTGTTGCACTTCACGGCAAATGAGTTGGGTGCGTCAAGTTCCTGCCACTTCATCTTAGTCCTATCACTCTTATACAGATCGTACTTATCCTGGAACTCCTTCGGATACATCTCAAGATACTGATGGTTTGTGTCAAAATACGAGAAGTTGAATGACACATTTGGCACGTTCCCCTCAACGACTGCGATTTCGCAGAAGTCAGACGGGAGCTGCTGGATCGTGATGTTGTCGTTGGTGACCCACATTGTTCCAAAGAAGACATCCTCACGCAAACATACCGTGAGGATCTTCGGGAACTGGTTCTTGATGTCCATAGCCGAAAGCATGTTGAGAGTACGTTTGTACTGTTTCCTCAGCATGGATTGCTTCGCCGTACTCGTATCGACCCGATACGGAGACACGACATATGCCAAATCGGACAGGGCAACAAAATACTGGATCAAACGGCGGAAGTGGGAACTCGCCGCATACAGATAGATCGCTGCGTTACGCAGATTCTTCTGGTAGCGATATGGGTTAGACAGGTACTGTGAGATCTGATCCTTCGTGTATTTATAGAAGGTAGGACTGCGCAGCCTGCCATTCAAGTCCCGCATGATCAAACGGTTGAGCGCCGCGAACCTTTGTGGGATACGAATCAAACCGTCCGCGTCAAACGACAACGGTTCCTTATATACTTCTGTCTTGTCTTCGCTTGCATCGACAATTTTTCTTGCCAAACTCATTCACCTCCTTTACT